TGGAGCCACATACAAAATCTGCACTGGTAAAGGATTCAGTATGTCCTTTAAATGCATCGTTTCAGGAATCCGTAAGATTCGAGCAGCATCGGCTGGTACAGCAGGGTCAATATGAAACTGCTTTTCTACCGATAAAGCCTTGAGTCGCTCGGCATAGGGTTTCCACTCTTGCCTAGTAATAGCTTTGTCTAGAATCCAGTACACGTGTGCCCCACGCCCAGACTGAATAATAGTAGGTTTGGGTAAACCCGTAGTCTTGCAGAACTGCCGTAATGCCACTAGCCCATCGTCTAGCGTTGCGTATGGTTTGTCTTCTCCACAATCCAAATCAATAAAGAAAGATTTTAGTTCTAGCGCATTGGTTGCATACCGCCCTTGATCGGCAGAACCAAACTTAGCCAGCGCAAAGAATGCGTTGTAGTTATCTTCTAATAACTTGTCTGCTCTAGCACTAATCTCTTCAATACTACTAACAAACTTTTGTCTTATATTGCCTTGAGAATCGTTACCCCATACGCAGTAATTTTCCCCTTCCTGTAGGGGTGGTAATACTAAAGAGAGAAACTCTGTCTTTGAAAGCATAGCCGTCCTATATTTGCCGTTGTTGTTATAAAAAGGAATGGGCAGGAGTGTGACGGCATACACTCTTTTCGGTAGCTAACCTAGCCCCCCTCATAAGCTTATTTTAATTTATCAACTAGTTTTTTCATCTTCTCAGCATGTTTACCAGAGACTATAGATTTACCTCGAAACCAAGAATATACAGTCATTCTGCTTACTCCAAAGAAACTCGCTACGTCAGATACGGGTATATCCTTATTAAGACAAACCCTACCTAGTTGAACTCCCAATAGCTGAGAGTTGGCAGACTTGATCTCATCCGCCATTAGAAGCGAATATCCCTTTGGCATTATGCGTCATCCCATTCGGTCAGTAACTTTGAGATGTCTTTCTTAGGAGCAGGGGCTTCTTCTTTCTTTGCCGTACGCTTAGTAGGTTCTTCAACTGTTTCAACTTCCACAGTTACAGGCGCTACCTTTGCTTCTGCTTTAACTTCTAACTTAGCAGGTGGCTTGGCATTGTCTACTTCTGCAACCATCATAGTAATAGCCGACTTAGCCGCAGCGGATTGCCCTTGCTGAATTGCTAACGCATGCTCTTCTGCATCCAAAACACGTATTGGTTTGAAAGCTAACTTAGGTGTTGCGCTGTCAGTATCAAAACGCATCTCAGTTACAACCGCAGTGATGGGCACACCCTTACTACCAATCATCTTGGCATAAGTCTGCAAAGGCCATTTGCCTGGCTCGCCTGCACCAAAAATAGATGAAGCTGGCAACGTTAACTGAAGAATCTCACCACCAACGTCATTAGCTAATACAACCGCTAAACGCTGACTATAACGGCAAGCACGGCTATCACCTTGACCTGAACCCTTGGCATTTTGTGGGCAGTCCACGCAACGCTTGGATTGTAGGTTTTCAGACTTAGGACTTGGCACTTCACCATCAGCAGACCAACAATCAGGTGCAGTTACTTCGCCTTCCACGTAAGTCTTGGCATAGAACGTACGAGATACTTTTGGTGAAGCGGCTATGATAACTACATTCATCGCACGGTCTTCATTTTTTGCTACTTCTTTACCGTTAACCATCATGCGCCATACACCGCCTTTGATAGAGATACGCTTCATACCGCCTGTACCACCGCCACCCATCAGGGCTTTAGTTGTATCGTCTAGTTGGGTTTCTTTTAGATAACTAGGTAAACCCGAACCTAGTACAGATAATTCATTACTCATGCACTTCTCCTATCTTTTAACAATTGCAATAGTTTGTGTTGCATCCGCATTTAGCCCCGGCGGATGTAGATCGGGGTTTTCTTCTAAAAACTGATTCATATTGGTTGTGTTAATCCGTTGATGTAACAACGCAAATGCATCATGCTCTTTGATGAAACCGTACATGGACTGCCAGTCATTAGTCCAATATCTTTTTGTTGTGCGCAATGAAATCGTACCGTATTCTGTACGCATGGTTTGCACACCTTGTTCTTTGCACAACTCTAATATTTCTTTAGCAACTAGGTCTTGTTGTTCTTGTAATTCGCTTACTTCTTTTTCTAACTCAAGACGTTTCGCACGAATTTTTGTGTAAATCTTAGCCAGCCTTTCGGCATTTACTTCACTCATTAAGCACTCCTTATATTTATAACTACTATATTAATACTATTTTATACTTTGTCAAGTACCTTCCACAATATTTTTATATAGATCAATTAATCGTGAATGAATATCAACTTTCTCTGACAACATCTTGTAAATTTTTTTCTCTACGGGTGAACCCTGAATGTGAACTACAGTACAAGGGTTACGTTGCCCGGCCCGATGTACACGTGCGTTCGCCTGTAAATATGTTTCTATAGATGTAATCGGACCCCACCAAACTACAACGTTAGCAGCGTGTAGCGTAACTCCATGCGCAGCAGCTTGTGGTTGTATGACAAGAACTTGTGGTGTGTCCTCTGTTTGAAACCTTGCAAATATCTCAGTGCGTTTAGTCGCAGTTACCCCGCCGTGTATGGTCTCCGAAGGAATGCCATTACTTTTTAATTCTTCCGCAATGATGTCGATAGCATGTCTAAACGGCGCAAACACAATAACCTTGTGGCTTGCTTCCTCAATAACCTCAAGCAACGCAGTCATTCTAGACTTAGCATCAAACGCTACGATCTCTCCACTATCCGAATATACTGCACCGCAAGATAACTGAAGAAGCTTATTTAAATTAGCCGCCGCATTTACTGTGGAGATTTCTTCCCCTGCCGCTATGGTCAACAAGTTTTTACGTAAGCTCTCGTAATATTTTTGCTGTTGTGATGTAAGCGGTACTTCACGGGTCACGTACGTCATGTCTGGTAAGTCTAGGCATTCTTCTTTGGTAAAACGTATTGCTGGTTGTAGCACCTCATGCACAATCTTTTCAGAATTAAATTTAGGTATCCACTTAAATGTTGTAATGCGTTGCATTACCATATCCCTGAAAGCCCCGAAGAATTTAGGCACACCCGATGGATTGATGATCTTAGCTAGTCCGTATGCATCAGTAGGCGACTGAGAAGCGGGTGTTCCTGTTAACATCCATACCCACATGGTCAGCCGAACTGTTAGCAGCCTCAATTCTTTTTTCTTTTGAGTAGCTATGGGCTATGGCGCAACTACGATGCATGGCAAACTTAAAGAGGTCGTTCTCCCAAGCCGACTGCATAATGGATAGCGGGCATAGCACCAATACACGTTTGATGATGCCGATATTCATTAAATAATCGACAGCCCAAATTACAGAAGACGTTTTGCCAGTGCCTTGCTCGTTAAAACAAAAAGCCCGACGATGCAAAGTTAAGAACGATGCAGTTGTTTTCTGATGTTCAAACGGTCTATATAACCCAGGCCAGTCGTAGTGCGCCTCAATAGGAGAAGGCACATTCTTGATGCGTAGGTTCTTTAATACTTGAGCTTCTTCTAGCCCCCACTTGACAAGCACCTCACCCGAATCCAGTATTTTGGACTTCGGTATAACTGTGGTGATGCGTTGTGGCTCCTTAATTTTTAATAGGAGAGCCTTGTTATCTATAATTTGCACTCTACTCTTTCAATAGTTTGTAGACCAAAACCGAGGTTTTGATCCACGTTTTAATTCTAGTACTACTTAAAACTTTGTCAAGCTTTTTTGCGTTCCCGCTTACTTATCTCTGAAACCAAATTCTTTTTTGCATCTCGTTTAAACGAACGATTTGTAGATGCAGGCACCACTTTAAGTCCGTCTTTGTTGCTACCACCCTTATCAATAGCCTTTACGTGATGTACATCCTTGCCATCACCCTTTGTTACTTTGCCATTTTTGGTTAGGGTTGCACGTGCTTTATTACGTGAGGCACGATTCTTAATCTGCTCGGGTTTACCCTGATATGTTTCATATTCTCGTTTGTAGTTACGATCTTCTTTGTTTTTATAAGGCACGATTACCTCCCTAGTAATTCACTTATTTTCTCAGCTTCAAGGATGGTTTGCAATGCTCTTAAAAAATCGCCGTTCTCCACCCCGCCTTTTATACGTACCTTTACTTTCTTGACAATACACAGGTATTCTTTACCATCAGACTCAGACTCAAACTCTATTTCAATGTCATTACCGCATATGTTATCAATAGTAAGCGTTGTTTCATTTTGATTGCCCCCATATTGGTCATTGGTATACCTAAAATCATGGTAATGCCCCTCATCTTCTTTTAACGAGTCGCTGTATCGAATATCAAGGCTCATCGGTAACTCCCTTTTCCATTATGGATGCAGTCTTTTACAACACACCATGCCTTACAACTAAAGTTTGGCTTGGGGTTCCATACATTTACCTCGTAGGCTTTCTCCAAGCGATGCGTATCTTCCAACCAAGTAACCCATGTTTTCTCATGCTCGGCACGGGTATATTTGGTCTTAATAAAGTCATTTGCTACCACGAATAGCAGCCCCGCCTTGATGGTTTTGACCTCGGGGAAGTGCTTAAATATGGCTAGGGCAAGCAAATCTAACTGTTTGGTATCCGCATACTTGGAACTCTTACCCGTTTTGTAATCAAGCAGGGTAGCTTTATCCCCATCCACAGCTAGAAAATCAGGGATCCCACGCCACCAAACATCTTTACCAAAGAACTCACAGGGCTCCAGGGCCCGGGTCAATCCTAAACGATACTCACAAAGATGTTGAGGTACAGGAATACCATCCCTAATAAAATCTTCCGCAGCTTTGTGGACTTCCTTGCCATATCGCATGGGTTCAGACTCAGGCTCTTTAATGTCCTTGGCTACTCGCAACCGATAGTACTTGTGAGGGCACTGTTTAAACAAGTCTAGACTTGAGTATGACCAAGTATATTCAATCATTTTTAATTTCTTCAAAGTTATAAAACCACTCGTCTTTAGCACTCCACTTAGCGTGTTTATTCATTTCTCTTGTGCCTTTCTTGCCTGTTTAATTTCTTCTAACATCTTTTCCATCAGGTCTGCACAATAATCCATAAACGGAAATTTGGTTGTTCCATTAGCAACACTACGTGCCAGCCCAATAGTATTTTCAACTGTTCGTATGCTTACCTTTCTCATTTCTCTTGTGCCTTGTTCACTATCTGATGTAGATACATTCGTATTGCTATTGACATATTTATTCCATGCTTTTTAAAAATTGCGTTAGCAGTTTCTTTTGTTTTTGTATCTACCCTTACTCTAATCATGTGATCTTTTTTCATTTCTCTTGTGCCTTTTTATTAGTTTCATTCACAATAAGATAAACTTTTTCTCCTTCAATCTTGCGACCAGTAACCCATTCTTCTTTTGCGTCTTCAATCATGTGCTCACGCAACGCAACCCGAATAGCGTCTTTTTCACTTTTAGCTTCCACCTCATATAACAACGTATTAAATTGAGTTTCGTATAAAATAACTTCGTATTTGTTCATTTCTGAATCCTTTCCCACAACTCAGACATTGGCATACCTTTGATCTCTCTCCAGCCAATGTGTATACAGGCATACATAATGAACAGGAAGAACGCAAAGACCACGGCAAAGATCAGCACCGCACAGGTAGCTACAAACAGAGCAAACATATTAAGTATTGTGACGATCAAAATGGTGCCTCCTCTAGCATAGATAAATCAATCGGTTTCTTCTTGCAACGTAAAAGTTTGTACGTCCACCCAACTCTCCCATTGACGATTTGGTTTGCTTCTTCTCGTCTTGAGACCTTGCGCATTAACTCGTGGTTTTCGTCGTAGATCAGGTATGTATTCAAACTTGCATTCCTCAAACTTTGGTATGTAGTATTTAGGTTTAGGCAGTAAACGTAATGCTTCATCAAGCACCTCGAGCACATTTAATTTACGAGCCACTTACGTCTTTCTTGTTCGTTTAATTTTGACAATGCCTTCTTCGTGGGGGTCTTGCATCATAGCTTTTGCTAGTGCCGTAGCCTTAGATGGTATTTCCTCGAGGGAATAATCTCCGTTCATTAAAAATCCAACCATGGCAAACCCTTTATACAAGGCTTCTAAATATTCTTTATCGTTATCATCCATTAACACTCTCCATATGATTTACCTACACCTGATTCACAACTAAGTGGAAGTGTCTGCGCCCATGCAGGTCTAGTTTTCATACACTCTTCCACGTACAACTGCGCCTCTATAACTTCTTCTTTTGGTGCAAGACAAGTCACCGCATCATGTACCGTCAATACTACCTTGTATCTCTTAGCGATAAGTAGCATCTGTTCTGCAATAACGCATCTTGCAATCGCTTGGCATAGGTTTTCTACAACCTTGCCACCATAAATTTTAACTGCACCTTTGCGGGTTTTGTATTGGTACTGCACCTTACCTTCGGTGTCATAAACTCTTTCAAGACCATCATATCTCTGCCACAGACCACTTGGCAATAGAAATCCACCCTCGATTGGATCAAATGTAACGACATCAACCGCACCAAATAAAAATGCTTTTTTGTCAACTATTGCTTCAATACACTTTTGCGCTTGCTTCCACAGTTCAGGTATTTGATCATAAGTTTTTCGGTAGACTTGGATAATACGGTTCGCTTCATCCGCTTCAATTTCCACGCCAAATGTCTTGAGCTGGACTTGGAATTTCTGTGAGCCCATGCCGTAACCAGCGCCGAGAATTGTCGTCTTGCCGACGAAGCGTTCGCCCTCCGATATTTTTTCCACATCCTTGCCATATATAGCCGATGCCATGATTTTATATACATCTTCACCCTTATCAAAAGCTTCTACCAAATCGTTCTGCCCCGCCAACCAAGCAACAGTACGAGCCTCAATCTGCGATGAGTCGCAGTCAATCATCATGTACCCATCAGGCGCACGTATAGACTTCTTTAACTTGCCTGCGTTGTTACCCCGACTGGGTAGGTTTTGTAAATTAATCTTGTCATCACCGCCCCACCTTCCTGTGTGCGCTGCGTAATATTTAATCGGCACAGGCAACAAGCCACGAGTAGAGATGTCGATAAACCTCTGCGTTCTCGTCTCTTCCAAAGTTGTTTTGTTACCTAGCCTTGCGGACACCAGAGCCTGTACACGTGGATCAATATGCTCTAGCAAAGCCTTGAACTCCTCGTCGGTCTTGGCAAATGCCCACGCTTCTTTGCCTGTCCTAGCACTAATCTTGGTAGGGGGCACGACACCCAAAGCCTTTAGTAACTCAGCAAACCTATCGCTACTCATCAAGTCGTCGATGTCAGCCTGTGCAGAGTCAAGCAGTTTAGCCTTTAGGTTCTTGACGTTCTCAAGATGCTCTTCCAACATAGTCTTATCCAAGACTAACGATGGTTGTATAAACATCTTTAGCGTTGTATCTATAACCTTTAATTCCTTTGTTGGGAAAGTTTTTGCTAGTATCTTGAATAGGTCGTAGGTTATAGCCACGTCGTTGATACAATACTTGCCATACAAATCTAGGTCTACATCGTAGAAGTCTGTGCGTCGTTTACCTTCGGCACGAATGACCTCATCCCCCTTTACCCCAACTTGATAGCGTTCAGCCAAAGCCTTGAGACTGCCTCCTGCATCCACTCCATGCACCGCCCGAGCCATGCATAGAGTATCGAGATAGCCTTTTGATTTAATACCAAAGTGCCAATTCAGAATCGCTCCATCGAACTGCATGTTGTGAGCCAAAGCCAAAGCGTTGTCCCAATCAAACTTCTTTAGGAAAGCCTTAGTATCAGCTTGGGTCCCACTAAACCATTCAGGTTGTTCGTTATCCACCGCAACGGCAACACCAATCACTTCAAATCGGTCGTCACGAATGTACTCCTCAGTCGTCAGCTTGGTTAAGCTAAACGGCTTGTCGTAGTAAGTCTCAAAGTCTAGGGTAATAATCACTTAACCAACTTTCTATTTTTCTTTTCTATTTTGTTATAAGAGTCTAGAGCATCAAGCATCTCCTCTTTCTGCCGTTCAGTAAGTTTTTCTCTTGTTGTTACTGGTGTACCAATGTGGGGTATATTGCTCGTGGAATAAATTGGTTTATCCCATAATTCTTGTTGAGTTATTTCTTTTGGGGTATCAGCAAGGCGACGCAACACATCAGACGTAAAGTTCTCACGACGTACGTCTTCCAACTTCTCATAGAGCGCATTGACCTCGGGGTCGGTCAAGAATGGTAGGGGGGCATCCTTTGAATGCGCTTCAGGAATGCTTTTGCGAGCGTGTACCGCACCAATAATATCTCCCCATTTACCCGTATAGTCATCAAACTCCTCGGGGTTGGTATCCATGCGATCAAGCAGGATTTGTACTCCTTGATTCATAACATCTTTGTTCATCTAGCTTCTCCTCTAATTGATCTACGTTCTTCAGCAGAGGCTAATATGTGCCCAACTTTACTTGCGGCTATATATCCTTCTGTAAGTCGTTCTACGTCTTCTGCGCCAACATTAAACTGTGCCGTTGGTAACGAATGAAACTCAGGTGCAGTTACTAAGCACTCGTAACCATTCCACGTAAACTTGCTTACTCCACGAATGTGCTCTTTAACTGTAGTAATTTTGCCGTCATAGTTACGTTGGTGTTCTTTAACATAATGCACAATCTTCTTGTTGCGACCCGATGCAGTCTTAATGGTTTTATCTCGATCCGCAAAATACTTTTTAGTCAACGATTTGTCTACCGCAAAGGTTACTCTATCGCCACTCTTTCTAACTGCCACACTCCAACGTTCGGTTCTTCCTTGCCACCAGTCAATCATCCATTTAAATGAATTTCTAGCGTTCAATTCACGTTTGCGTTCGGCTTCTTCTGATTCGCCGTCTTCTTCAATCAACGCACCTTTTACAAAAGCCTTTTTGTCGTAACCATAACCTTTGTTTCTACCTTTTGTTACGTATACGGGCTTAGTTGATCGCTCTTTACAAAACTCGTACGACCCATCTTTTTTCACGACCACCCAAACACATATCCAAAATAATTTCTTTTCCATGCGATAAGCCATACCCATTTTGTATGGCACACCGCTTATCTTTTCTACATTCCAAGGAAGTTTCTTGTATTTGATTCCAAATATAAAGTCGGGGTACATGTGCTCGCTTTTATCATCATGCTTAGACGGTATATTTATAAACATCATGGCAGGTAAGTTTGTAGCATCTACTTTCAACTCATCTATATTATTTAGCCATTTTGCTTGCCAAGGATTAGGCACATGCGCACCCAACTTCTTTAACCCCACGATCTCATCTTGCGTCAGCCACCCGCCTGAATAAGTAGAAACTTTATAGGCATTAAACGTGCGATCTAAATGATCTAGCAACTCACTAAACGTTTCAGGAAAATCTTTTGTTTCATCCAGCTTTTTAGATGATTCTTCGACCTCAATCCCTTCATCAATAGGTTTAATTAACTCAGGGTTCTTAAACCACCCAAGAATTTTAATTAAGCCACTACC